CTTCTCAATTTCATGGGTGAAGTGATTGTGATAAATAGTGTGGACAATTTGATACATAAAGTATCAAGAACCTGAGCAGGGATTGCACCTGCTAAATGAGCTTAACTCTCAGGCTAATTACAACGCTTCGATACAATTAACTAGATCATAGTTAATATCATAATAAGCACAAAATAGCTTATCAGGATCTTCAGTTAGTGATGAAGTTTCAATGTCTTCGAGATAAACATCAATCTCATCTTTTCCGAATTGTTGTGAATAATTCCATTGAAATCCTCGCTCTTTGATATCATCGAGAAGCTCAGGATTGCAGCGAACTAATACCATTTTAGTCATGATGATTGTGATGTAATTGTTGTTAGTTTACTCAGAGTAATTGCTTACGCTTGATGTTAACAACTGATGGTAATTTAGTTAGTTTAACTATTTTACCTTGAGCTTTTAACTGATCAATTTGTTTAACTAATGAAGTGTAATAATTCATGAGTTGTTGTTAATTAGTGAGTGAACAGTTGTTGATAAATAAGAGAGAATGTTTCTCCTCTTGATTTATACTTTAATTATAGCAGAGTTGAGTGAGTTTTGCAAGTCATCTTAACATACTGTAATAATTACATTTAGTAGGTGAACAGTTGTTGTTACTAACCTAGACCTAAATCACTCTCCAATTCTTTACAAGTATACTCATGCATATCGTGCATTCTATTTGTATTACCTAAGAGCTCAACATATTCAACGATGATATCATTTAACATAGCTGAATCTTCAGGTAATAATTGACATAAATTCATGCACAATTCTTGCTGATATCTTGATAATTTGTTAGACATAATTAAACTCCGTTTGTTTACATTATTATAATAGCAAATATCAGTAAATAAAGCAAGCAATATCAGCATATCGTTACACTCTGTAATAATGATACTAACTGTTTGTGTCTATATGTAAACAATCGCGCACAGATAAGCCAACATTCTTATACATTAGTAATACTAATATGTCCCGCTCGTGCTTCGCACTCGCTCTATCTGCGCCACTATTGCACAGTTAATCAGTAAAAACAGTGCAATTATGTGTAAAGAAAGCGAGCGAAGCGAGCGGCTATGACTGGGTTCTGGGCCCCCCTTGGGGGGTTTTCCCCAGCCTGTGGAAAAACTAATAGGCTTGAGACATTTCTGTCAAAATTTAAGGGCTTTCTTAGCCTCTTCTTCGCTATTATAGAACTCACAAGACCCCAGTTTACACCCTAGGAAGTGATGGAATGTAGTCTTACCTCCCATTATATCATATGAGTGAATTGTCCTACCTTCAGGACTCATGTAAAGCAGTTTAGGCTTTTGCATGTTATCATTTAGCTTTTTCAATTAACACCTGCTCCAAATTATCAGATAGGCGGTTATAGGTAGTAATAATATTAATCTGTCCAATCAACACACTAAATGTTGCTATACTCCAGAATATATAATAGTATCTTTGTTTATGCTGTTTAGGGGCGGTCATAGTATGTATAATATGTATATCCAAATATTCAAAAGTGGATAGTGGAAGTGGAATAGGGGATATAAGTATTAAGAGAGGAGGAATTGATGTCTGAAAGACGGAGATTCCTCCTAACGCAGAAAGAGGTCCACCCTTCCTCTTCCTGTATACGGTGGAACTCGGTCAAACCCAGGTTGGTGTCTGAGATTTACCGACTTGACCTCTAGCTTTACGTCTTTGGTCTAAATCCATACCAAGCACCATATGATTAGCTGCTGCTTGAGGGTCATCCATCCAAGAATCTAGCATATCTTGCCAGTCTTCTTGTTGTCTAGCTTTAACTGTTTCGTAGGCGGAGATACCCATTGCATCTGTGAAATACTTGACGCCTTGGGCCAAACAATCCAGTCTATCGTCGTGTTTAACAGCGCCTTTTTCTTTACACATCCTAGACATCTGATAGAAAAGCATATAGAGAAGACGTTCTTCAGGAGCTGCATTTTTATTAGAGTTATAATCCCAATCAATAACCGACCTGTTACATACAAGTCTATGTTGATTAAGGACAGGTTCTAAGCTATCAATTATACGGTCTTCTTTTCTAACGTTAGCACGGACTTCTTCTACGTCTATATGTTGTTTAGTTTGTTGTAAATGTTTACGGAATAGTTCAGATACTATACCATCACCAAAGTTAGTTTCAATAACAAGTTTAGTAACATTAAACTTCTTACAACCTTTAAGTATATCTAACAGAGTGTTGTCTGAATACCCGTCTCTGTAAGCTCGCATTTCATGCAAATAGAGGAATCCGTTCTTTTGGGAGATGTAGGCTGCAGCAGTTTCATCTGTTCCTCTACCACTTGGGTCAACTGAACATATTGTTTCTGAGTAAGGGGACCATTCTCCTTGGAGTTGCATTGGAGAGTAAAAATAATCTCCTGGTAGACCGACTGTGGGTAAGTCTTTAATAACGTTTGAGGGATCTGAGCACCAAACGACGGCATCGGGGCCATCTGTAGGGTTAACAGAGGTAACGATAAGGTCAGCCATTTTGAGTGGGAACTTCTCAGCATCTGAGAGAGTTGTATCAAGCATGAACTGTAGCATGAAGTTGCTACGTCCCATTGCTGCTTCACGTTCAATAAGGTCATCATCATCAAATCTATCTGGGTCAGTTACTTGCCAAGATTCAGCACCTACATCTATATCTTCTTGTAGTTGAGGAGCAATCAGTCCCTCATAGTTGGAGAGGGACCTTGGGTATCTTGCGGGCCAGACAAATGGACGGTAGTTACGCTCAGCCAACTTACGATAAATAGTAAAAGTAGTCTGAGGAGTCCCGAGATACATAATACGGCTATCGTCTTTTGGCGTAAGGATGGATTCTGCTTCAGTACAGAGTTGAAGAAGTTTTTCACGCATAAGCTCCGTCATGGAGTTTCCAGGTACCTCTATGTCGTCCAAAATCATCAAATCTGCGCGACTTCCTGTGAGCTGTCCAGTTATGCCCACCGACTTTACGCTTGGGGCTTGGTGTGGAGAACAGTTTACGTCGAAACTTATTCGGGACCATCTGGAATCGTCTGATTTGGGTTGAAGATGTTTTAGCCATGGAGTTTCAATGATTAGTTTTTGTAAGAAGATTGACATGTTATCCGCTCTCTCTTTGGAAGCGGAGATAATCATTATTTTTTTCTCAGGATCTTTAAAAAGTGTCCATAGAACAAAAGCACCAGTAATCCATGACTTACCAACACCTCGGAAGGCTTGAATCTGAAGTCTTTTGGGACCATTCTGAAGGTAATCTGCAATTGAGTACTGGGCTCTTGTCGGGGACGGGAGATCAAGCTGTTCCCACAGAGCTTGAAGAAACAGTTTAAAATCATCTTGGAGGGCGGATACTACATTGGTCATTAATTTCTATCTGAAATAGTTGCACTACCAGTTGGACGGCTTGGTCCTGTACCAGATAAACCACCTCTTTGGCTTGCTAAGTCTTTGGCTACATTTGCAAGAGCTTGATCACCTGAAGGATTATTATAAATAATTCCTGAAAAAGAAGGCCTTTGGAATACATCATCTTGTATTTGGAAAACAGCTTTAAGTTCGTTTATTTCATTACCTTTAAATTTAGGCTCTTTAGTTAATGTTTGCCAACTTAAATCAACATTTTTCATTTCCATCCAGTTAATGTTACCAGATAATGCAGGTTGATCTAATACAAATTGTCTTAAATGTGCTGGGTTTTCTAATGTAAATCTAGCAAAAGCTGGAGATCTATTTTTCCTTATCCATTGTTTAATATAATTCAATCTCATTAAGTTTACATTTAAACTTACATTTTGACGAGAATATAAGACTTCACCAAGGATCTTTATTTTTTCATCCATTGGCATATTGTCTCCTTCTTTTACTAGTCTACGAAAGGCTATTTCAAATTTATTTTTTAGATCATTTATAACTTTATGTACAATAGAATGATCACTTCCTAAATAATGTTTCCCAGGATCGAATTTTACTTTCTTAGGATCTATACCATTTATTTTAAAAGCATCACGCCATCCTATATATTTATCCTCGTCGGTTACAGGTTTACCAGCCTTGGCTGGATTCCATCTTGCTCTAACCCTAGGGTCTTCTGGTGGTGTCGTGGGCCAAATTTCTGCATATTTACCTTTTTCATTTATTGGTAATCCATAATTCCGTGCATCACCTGCAATACCAAATTTAGGTGTTTTTCTCTTTTCACCAATATTGATAAGTTTTTCTGCTTCACTATCGGTTAACGTACCTGATTTTAGTTTTGTAAGACTTTCAGGAGTAACATCTACAGTACTGACGCCTCCATCATCGAGATCAAATCTTTGACTACCTGGTTCTAAAAAAGCTGTATCTTCTGGCGCACTTTTATGCACATCATTTAACAAACGCTCCAATTTAGCATTTTTTACAGCATTTGATTCTAGAGCTTCTTTAGGGATTTCACCACTTAATACATAAGGATGGTTACCTAATTGAGCTTTAATAGAAGCATCAGAAGTTCTGTTAAATGCATGTATTTTTGAAGCATCTCCAAATTGACCTGCCATATTGCCAGCTGAATCAAGAGAAGTTGCTCCTGGGAATTGAGCTTCTACACCAGCTCTTAATTCCGCACCATCTGGTTTACTAAAAACTTGATAGTCTAATTCAATAGGAGACATATGATGATGGTCCATTGCTCCTTGGGATTGAAGGGTTCTGACTGGGTTTCTTCCTTTTATTTCACTTTCAGATAAAAGAGAATCCAAACCTTTTACTTTATCCAATCTTCTTGTTACTGGATTAGAAGGAGTATTGCGACTAACCATATCAGTAAGTCCTTTAAATTTTAATATAGGTTCAATTTCCCCATCATTAATAGCAGATCTAAACATATTCTGCACTACTCCAGGGCCATATTTATCACTATGATAAAGTCTATTCCATTGAAGTAGTGTTGTATTAGATGTATAAGGTTCTAAAACTTTTATTCCTTTACGTGCTAAGATATTATCGGTAGCATCTGGGAAAACTTTTCCAAGGAAAGTTGTAAGACTTTCTGTAAGTCCTTTGCCTGTAGTTCTTTTTAAATTAGCTTCTACGAAACCTAAACCTAAATTTGTAACAGCTTTTCCTGCCATTAGATTTTCCTCCCTTTACCAGATGAATATTTTTTACCTTGTCTAGGTTTTCTTCTATTTGTACTAGGTGATTCCAATTTTGCTCTATTTGGTGCTGTATGTGCTGCATCTTTACCGTCCCTATTCCCGTAGGTACCTAGAGCACGGTTAGCTTTATTAGCACGTTTGGTTATTTCCCTGCCTTTGCCACTTTCATTGTAACGCTTTTGTTGTTTAAGACGTTTGGCTTTAGCTTTAGGGTTTTTCTTGTAATAATCAGACGTTGACATTACGATGTAGCCTCCTATGAACAAGATCTGGGTCTATTTTAGGCATGATATTATTTAACTTATCTAAAGGATTCCCTTCGTAAGCTACGCCAGTTATATCATTAATTTTAAGCCAATCACAGGCTGCTTTTAAGTCTTGAGTAGAAGCCTCGCCACTTTTAATTCGTTTGAGGAATTCAGTAGTGACGAGGTTATGCAGTTCATTGAACTGTTTTTCTTCGGCCTTAGCCATTGTTATTAACTAAATAGTTTTTCTTTTACGATTGCAAGTGCCTGGTCGTCAAGTTTGTTGTCAGTACGCTTGACATAAGCTTCGAGTAGATCAACAACGAGTTTTTTCACAGAGTCACTCCTGAGGAATGCGAAAAGGATAGGCTTGATAACTAGAATCATTGTAATAAATTGGTGAAAGTAGTGGGTTATTTGATGTTCGTTCCATTTCTTTTTGTAATTCAACAATTGGAATAACATCTTGACAAAGATGACCGACTCGAGTACCAGGTCGTATGGTAAAACCCTTCTGCATTAAAGTTGCACAATTGTTTATCCTTACTAATTCGTAGTCAAGTCGCATCTTTTCCTCTTGTCTGATGGCAATAGATTTGCATTGTTCTATTAAAGAACCATCAAGGGGTACCATAAAGTTAAGTTGAGCACCCCAATTATTGTTTTGTATGTAACCTTCTGATTCATAAGGTATAGTATCATTGCCCATATAGAATGGGCTGAAGGTCATAGTAGCGCCATTACAAGAGATATTGGGTCCATACTGTTGTCTAGATGGAGCCCCATTGTTCTGAAATTGTACAGCTTGATTGGTTACATTTCCAGTCGCAGCCGCGACAGGATTACTTACGTTACGATCCCCATCTTCTGCATAAACAGGTAAACCACCTATTGCGAGAAGACAGACAAGGATGTAGTAGTAGCATTTGTTGTTATAGTTCGATCTATATCGTGTACTTCTACTATTGCACTTGCTGCTCTTGAGGTTACTTCTAGGCTGAAGGGATCTCCAGCTGTTTCTATCTCGAATATGGTGTCTGAAGCTGTTATTCCTCCAGAGCTGGCTGAGGTTGCTGTAACGTTTTCCCCAGACCACGTGCTTAATTCGCTGCCATAGACTGTTATATCTATGGTTTCCGTAATTGTTTGTGTTGTAGTTGTGGTTGATTGCATCGACCCCTGAGTGAACTGAGGTGTGACCAACTCTGCTCTTGCTACCGTGGGTGTTGCCAGCATTAAGAGTAATAACCATTTCTTCATACTATGTCTTCTTTCTTTTTGTTTAGCATAGGGCAATTGACGGGTTTACTTCCGTTTTTGTTACCAGTGGTCAAGCCAAATGTGGCTAATGCGCCCGTAAACACACTAGCAACGAACGTGATATCTGAGTTACCAGACTTCTGTACCATTGGTATTTCTACGTAGTTTAAAGTTATGATCGCGCCGGACCATAACACAACTCCAAGTCTAACAAATGTCCCAAGGATTTGGATTTGGTGTTCTTGATCTTCAGCAGCATC